GAAATCTATATTTTGTTAATAATAACTCTGTCTTTTGAAACGCTGACATTTTTAATTTATTTTCACTTAACTTCGTTACAACTCTGTCAACTATCGTATTTATTATATTATTATCTAACTTCATTTATTTTTACCTCCCAAAAGAAAAAAGACCAATTTTATTTAGTCTTATTTTCTAGTTCATTTATTCTTTTTTCATAATCTAACCTTTTTTCTAACTCATTATTTTTCTCTTCCAATTTTTCTATTTTTATCTCAATTTCTCTCAATATTCTATTTTTTGTTGGAAAAAAATTTATAACAATACCTCCTAAAAAAACTAGTATTATACCCACTATAAAAGGAAAACTTATTTTTTTTAATATAAGAAATTTTTCTTCTTTTTGCTTTTCATCATTATTTGCTGTTTTATTGCCACTTTTCTCTTCTTTATCAATTTTCGTTTCAAAATTTATCATAAAAAATAAACTCGCCATCGTTATTAGAATAATACCACAAATCATTGACCATATAGCAAAATGATTATTTTCTATATTTAGTATAGTTGATACTCCTAATCCAATTACAGAAAAAATACTTAAAAATATTCCCATTGAATTTAAAATATTTCTTTCATCTTCTTTTTTTCTTTTTTGTTCTTCTTCATATTTTATTTCCAATTTTAACATCCTGTTTAGAGTATTATCTAATTCTCTGTTCAAAAGATCATTTTCTATATCTAAAACATCTACTAGTTGTATCTCAAGTCCATCAAGAAACGGATCATTTTTTATTTTAAATTCTAATATTAACATTTTATATATTATGATAAAGTATTTAACTTTTTTTATTTTTTCATCATACTCTTTTTTAAATTCTACATAACTTTTATTTTCAAAATCTTCTATTTTTATTATTCTTGTTGATTGATAAGTAATTCCTGCTATTCTCTTCAAAACATATATTTCTCCAAAATCTCTATTTATTTCCTTTATATCTTCTCTAATTTTTATATACTTTTTATATTGTTCTTCAGTAAGAATAGATATCTTTTCTTTCATTTCTTTATATTCTTCTTTTTGTTGCTCATTCAAAGGTAAATTTTTTACATTTTCAGTTTTTTCATAATATCTACTAAACATCCCATCAATATTTTCTAATAAAACTATTTCGGTATAAATTTTTTCTTCCATAAATTTCTCCTTAAAAATATAATAATACATATTATACCTCAAAACCAAATATATTCAATTCCCATTGTCCTATTTTTTTTCTATAAAAACTGTTTCAGGTTCGGTGGAAAATAATCAGGCCCTTTTATTACTTTTCCATTTTCTCGCCTTAAAATTACTCCGTCCTTATTCCTTTTGCTCATATTACTTCTATGCACTTCGCTAAATGCTTGAAATAATATTTCTCCAAATCCATTTTCTTTTACAAATCCATATATCATGTTTATTTTTTTGTCTAAACGATAATCAAGCAAGTTTTTTAAATCATATTTACTTGTCATTGACTCCAGTAATGTTCCAAGTCTTATATACAACATATCACATACTGCATCCAATCTTTCAACTTTATCTTTTGCGAATCTGTATTCCCTAAACTCCTCTTCAAATAAATCAAACCTTAAAATCTTTCTTTCCGAAGTCATTTCTTTTCCCTGAAATAAATATTTAGTATCTCCTATTTTTCTATAAAACTCTTCCACCATATCAATCATTTTCTCTATTTTCTTTTCCATAATTATTTCCTTTCTCCGTTAATTCAAAATTTTCATAAATATTTCCTATTACCTCTATCTGTTTAGCAGTATTTCTGTATAGAGGATATTCATTTCCATCTCGGTCTATTATTCCAAAACTCGCTTGATGATTTAAAAACACTACTTTTCCAGTTTCCTTCTTTCTTCCATCCCTAAAATATATTAATTTTATTATATCACCTTCGTAAATTTCTTTTTGTTTTTTGTCCTTTAACCCTGTAAACTGATTAATAGATACAACATTAAAATCATTTACATTTAATAAATTGAGATTAAAATTTTTTACCCATCGCTTAGATTTTTTATCCCAAATTCTAAACTTTATTTCTCTATTCATTCTATCATTCCTCTATTCTACTAAATAAATTTATAAATATTATTTTACCTGTATCTCATTAAATAAGTCATTTCCGATTCTGTTTTTAGCAATTTGTATATATTTCCAATTTAACTCCATCCCTATCCCACTCCTATTTAACTTTTTTGCAACTTTTAAAGTTGTACCAGATCCTAAAAAAGGATCAAGTACTATTCCTCTTTCAGGACAGCCTGACAATATACACCTTTTTACAAGTTCTTCAGGAAAAGTTGAAAAATGAGATTCTTTTATTCCAACAGTTCCTATTTTCCATACAGTTCTCATATTTCTTCCCTTTTCACTTACAACTGCAAGCCAATTTTTATTATTTCTCATTGCAATTTTACTTTGTCCACTTTTCAAATATTCATGTGACTGAGGTATTTTCCCGTTTTTAAATGCATTAAGAGTTTTTTCTGCATAAGGTTCATATTGCTTTTTAAAATAGTATTTTTCATTTTTTACAAAGAAAAATAATTCTTCATAATCATTAGAAAATCTATCAGTTACACTCTCTGGCATTACATTTGATTTCTGATATATTATCTTATTTCTTAATATCCATCCTCTTTTTATCATTTCAATCATAAACATAGCTGGTATTCCTACTAATGATTTTTTCCTTGCAATACATTTTTCTTTTTTCAAGATTTTATCAGGTTTATCCCCCTTATAAAATCCTCTTCTTCCTATCGTACTTATTATGTTGCTGTTACTATAACTATCTCCTAGATTTACAAATAATGTTCCTGTGTTTTTTAAAACTTTCCAACAATTGTCAAAGAAATCACATAAAGTATTTATAAATTCTTCTGGTGTTTCTTCAATCCCCAATTGTTTTTCATTCCCATAATCTCTCAATCGCCAGTAAGGTGGAGATGTTACTATGCAATCTATGCTTTTATCTTTTAGCAATTTTATTTTTTCAAGTGCATCTCCATGTAATATTTCAATCATAATTCACTCCTTTTTTCCTTAAAGGCCCTGAAATGCCCTGAATATATTTTTTTAAGTTCTTTTACTTCTTCTGCAGTTTTTATTACGAATGGCTCAACGTAGATTTCTCTAAGCTTTGCCATCAGTTTTTCTCTTCCACCGTTTACTCCATGATCCACTCCAAGATGCCATTCAGCAGATAATGGCAGATATGAATTTCCTATTCCACTATCAAATCTATATCCCCCTAAAGCTCCCGCACTTTTTGATATATGTGCCAACTGGGCATTTGGCTTTCCAGTAATGACACATATTTTCTTTTTAAGCATCCAATAGACCCATTTTCTATTGTTCTGCTTCCTGTAAAGCTCATGCATCTGATTCCACATAGGGATTTCATTGTCCATGAAGTAATCAAATAAGAAGTTCGTAAATTCTACAGCTTCTTCATTTGTCACGAGTTTTAAAGCAAGGCTGAAAGTCCCTTCCAGCTTTATCAATAAAAACTGCATTTCTTCAACTACAAACTTCATTAGCATATCCAGTATTATTTTAGCCTTGTTTTTATTTGTGTATTTTTTTTCTAAAACCTCAATTATATTTTTCTCCAGCTTTTCATTCAGATTTTTAAAAGGCTCATATCCTTTCAAGCTCTTTCCACTCGCTCTTATATAAAGCTTCTTCAATTTTTCTTTAGCATGGAATCTATAATAATCAGATATTCCAGTTTTTTCCTTGCTGGATAAATTACTGATATCCTTATCAGCTAAATAATAAGCAAAGCAGTCTATAAACCAGTAAATCAGTTTTTGATTTTCCCAGCTCATCATTTTAACTGACATACAAGACCTCCTTATATTCCTAGAAATCTTTTCCAAAAAGGCTTTTTATTTTTTTCCATGTATTTCCTTTTTTCTTTTTCACTTTCAAACCACACAAAATTTCTTTCAGACATCAGAAAATCATTTTTTCTTTGCAGAAAATCAATCACTCCTTCAAGAACTTCAATGATTTCTTTTTTCTTTTTTTCATTTACCAGCTTTATTTCACCACTTACCAGTTCATTTACTCCGTTAATATTTATCAAATTGTATTGATTTCCGTTCACTCCATCAATAGGAAATTTGAGTATGTTTTCTTTGCTGACTTTTTTATTTACAACATTTTTGGTACTTTTATAGCCAAACAGATCTGCAACATCTTTAGCCAACAAGTAGACCTCATAGTTATATATTTTACCCCTTATTACTTTTCCTTTGCATTCAACACTTTCTAAAAATTCTAAGCTCATTCTTTTTCCTCCATAATTTCAATTTTTGATAATATTTCCAGTACCTTTTCCAGTTCCGGATTTCTAAAACCATAGTTCAGATAGTCAACTGGATTTCGGTAATGATGTCTGTTTGCTTCTATGTGTTCTTTGCAGGCCCTTTCAGTTAAAAAGGCATTTAAATATACATGTTCATAGTCTCCCGGATAACATTTTAAATCTAATGTTTCATTATTCAGATTTTCTACAGTCAATGAAGTGATTTCCTCTATTTCTTTTGAAGATTCTTCATCATAATTTAAAATCAGGTCATTTTTTAATTCTTCTACTCCTTCCTGATTATTTGTATACACTCCAAAATCTTCTCCCTCAAAAATAGCTGCAAAATAATTTCCATATCCATCACATGATGTAACAAATATATCATGCTGTATCTGATAAAATCTTGGATTTGCAGTTGCTCTATTGTCTTGTGTATTTAGTTCATGTTTCAGCTCTTTCAGAAATTTTACATCTTCTGCTGTTAAATTATTTATTTTCATTCGTCCTCCTTCTTTAAAGTCATCAGATCTTCAATGCTGACATTGTCTATGCAATGTTGCAATCTACTTTCAGGTATCATTCTGCTTCCCTGGTTGTATCCTTTTATTGATTCTCCATTTCTCTTCTTGTAATTACTTATTCTATTCATGAAATTACTTAATTCTTCTACAGATGCGGTTTTAATTTCATGTAGATTTCCATTTTCATCCCATACTTGCCGATAATATAATCTGACCTTTGCCATCAATACCACTTCTCAATTTCTTCCTTGTACATGCCAATTCTTCTATCTTCCCAGTCAAATTTATAATATTTGCATTTGCACTGCAATCTTGACAGTAGCTTATTACTTCCAAGGATTTTAAGAAATTCTTCCATCTGCTTATCAGTAAGATTTGTATTTATGATTACCGACTTTTTTTCTCTGAAAATAAAGTCAATTATGAAATATAAGTTCTGTTTTCCCCAGTCCTTGATTGATTCATTTCCTAGATCTTCGATTATAATCAGTTCCGCATCTCCTAACCGTTCACGCAGAAACGAAGTTGCTGTTTTTTCTCCAAATGTCTCAATTATTTCATCAAATAAAGTCATTATGCTTGTTTTGTACACAATAAAATCATCTTTTAGACTGTTGTAAATGCAATTAGTATAATGACTTTTCCCAGCTCCTACTTCTCCGCTTATGTAAATCCCAAGGCCCTCATGTTTAAAATTTACAAAATTTTCACAGAATCTTTCAAATGATTTTTTATATGCCTTTTCTGTCTTACTCTTTGCATATGAATTTTCAAAGCTGCATTCATAATCATCATCACACATCATTTTTTCAGATAGTTTTTTATATTTTGCTATTGTTTCTTTTCTCCACAGGCCACTAATATCGACAGTTTCAACAAAACTAATTCCAGTTTTTTCCGTCGTTTGTTCTGTCCGTTTTTTGATTATGTTTGTCATTCTTTGATTGATAAGATTTTTTATATCCGTTACTTCCGTTTGCATTGTTTTCCTCCTTAAGCGGGTATATATCCTGCCAGTTATTTAATATTGACTGCTCAAGAATCTTTATAGCAAGCTCTTCATTATTTTCACCAGCTAATTTTTTCAATTTTGTTAACAATATCTTTTCAGCTCTTTCTGTCATTGGCTTTTTAATATCATCTCTCATGTTCTTAAAGTCAGAATACGTTTCCAAAAATTTTTCGCCCTTATATATATATTCTTTTATTACTATTATTCTTTTATTATTAGTATTCTTTCTTTTATATACGGACGGATTATCCAACTTTGGGTTTTCCAACTTTGGGTTTTCCGTCTCAGGCTTTTCCAAAGACGGATTACCCAACTTTGGATTTTCCGTCTCAGATTTTTGTAGATAATCTTTAATATTATTTTGTCTTTTATCTTCAAAAATATAATATGTTAATGAGCCATCACTGTTCTTCTGACGACTTATATATCCATTTTCAACAAGTTCTTTTAATCCGTTTCTTACCGAATCTCTTCCATCAGTTGCATTTTTTGCTATCTCAGAACTTTTATATTTCCAGCCTGCAGGCTTTGACAACATATAAATTAAAATCCCTTTTGCTTTCCAAGAAATGCTTTCATCAAGAATCAGATTGTTGTGTATCGTTGTAAAGTTCTCTTTTTTCTTTACGACTGTCTTCATTTTTCTCACCTTCTAAAAATTTTATTATAATATCAGATGTTTCTTCATCCTTCAGCATGGCCATAAATATTTCTTTGCAAATATATGTGTCATATTCACTTCCATGCCATTGACTTCTATCCAATTTGATATTGTAAAATTCTGCAGTTTCCATCAAGCTCGGATATTTATATTTTCCTTCCGTTCCTAATTCTTTTTGCACTATATTGATATTTGATTTTTGAGTACAAAATTTATTTTTTAATTCAAATGATAAAAATTTAGAATCAAAATCTATATTATGTGCTACAAAATATTCAGTATCTTTACAAAATTTTTCGAATCCATTATCTTTTTCAAAATATTCAGGGTATCTTTTTCCTTGCCTTTTAAAACTTATTTTTTCATCAGTTAATTTATTTATCTTTATTGCTTCTTCATTAATTTTTTCATTTTTGTTTCTAAAATAAAACCTGTTAAATTTTTTTATTTCTTTACAAGAATTTAATTCTAGATCAACTAAAATTTTTATAGCTGAAACTGATAGCACAGAACAATCATTCAGTCCATTAGTTTCAGTATCAAATATCACTATTTTTTTCTGCATTTTTTCATATTTCCTTTCTTAAAATGGGAACCCTTCATCTTCTTGATTTTCTATTTCACTTTTTATATGACTATTGATAATATTTGTCCCATTTTCCAGTTCTCTTTTTTCTCTAATTTTATTTTCGTTTATGAAGTTTTTTTGCCATAATTCAAATGTTATGGGATTTTCAACTTTATCTAAAATTTCTTGTGTTGTTTTTCCTGTTTTTGTGTTATAAAAACCTCTTATTCGGTATTCATTAAAATAATCTACTTCTCCTGTTGTTGGATTAACCACTTCATTCATTCCCAAATATGAAAGAAATACTCCTATTTTCCTATTTTGAAGCATTGGAAAAATTTCTTTCCCTTCTTCATCGGCTTCTGTATCTAAGTTTTCAAATTTAATTTTTAACAGATATATCAATTGATTTAAATGCTTTGTATTAAAGAGTTGTTCTTCACCTTTTTTATTTTTATAAAAAATTGGTATTCTTGCTGTTTTTTCATCTGTAACAGATTTTAATGTTAAAATTAGAGCTTCTGATTTATTCTGATTCGAAATAAAAAGTTCTGCTCTCTCTATTTTACATTCATAGCATCCACTTTCCTTTATTCCTGCTCCTGGCAAATTTTTTTCCCTTAATTGTTCCTGATTTTCACTCCACATTTATTTTTTCCTCCTATTTTTCCATGCAATGAAATTTTTGTATTTTATAAATTCAACATCCCACAGGGATATTTTATTATCGTCTATTATTATAAAAGGATATTTTATTTCAAAATTCCTCACATTAATATACTCAACTGAACCACACCCATAATCCAATAATAATCTTTTCATTTTTTACCTTCTGTGATATAATGATTTGTATTTAAATTTTATAGTCGTTGTTCCAGCAACGGCTTTTTTTATTCCCATTTTGTCTCCTTGAAATACATATAAGTAACTGCTGTAAGTATTATCCAAAGACTGTAAACAACTACCGTTACAATAATATCTTCTTTAAACGATTTTGTCTGATTTAAAATCAAGGCAACTACAAATATCCCATACCATACTAATGTTTTTCTCAATTTCATTTTCTATTCTCCCTTCCCATACAATATTTTATTCGCTTCTTCTAACTGCTTTAGATATTTTGTGAATCTGATAGGATCTACAACATAAGAATAGTTTTTGTTTTCTTCTCTCTTCTTATATGCATATCCTATTGGTAATCCATCAATCAATAAAGTTCCCTGCTGTAGATTTATCCTTACAAAATCTACACATTCCCCTATTTTTTCAGCCACTAGTTCCAGTGGCACATTAGCGTTCATTTCC